CACAGGTTAAGTTTAGAGAGTTATTCCCAATATCACTAACTCCTCTTGAGTTCTTAGCTGATGAAACCGAAACAAACTACTTTACAGCAACAGCATCTTTCAAGTATACTATTTACAATATATTCGCAGCAGACGGTAGAACTCCTTTATGAATCTAAGTGACATTGAAAAGATGTGGGAAAAAGACTCTCACATCGATCCAGATAATTTACATACAGAATCTCAAAATATTCCTTCTCTACATGCGAAGTATCATCAACTTCACAATCAATTTGTGCAACTAAAAATTCAGGCAAAGTCTAATTATGATAATATCTACTTAGAACGTAACCTTTATTATTCAGGGAAGGCAGAACCAGAAGTTTATGAGAATGAACCTTTCCCATATAAAGTTAGAGATAAAGAAGCAATGGACAGATATATGAGGGCAGATGAGAAAGTTTCTCTCGCACAACAGAAACTATCCATATATGATATGATTATTAAATACCTTGAGGATATACTCAAATGTATCCACAATAGGAGTTTTCATATTAACAATGCTATTGAGTGGCATAAATTCCAAGGAGGATTTTGATGACAACTAGTTTAGTTACTGGTGGTGCAGGATTTATAGGATCTAATTTAGTAGATAAACTAATAGAACTTGGACATAAAGTTATCGTTATTGATAATGAATATTCTGATGCCCATGATCATTTTTATTATAATGACAAAGCACATTATGTAAAACAAGATATTTGTAGTTATCAACGTACTAGAATTTTTTATCATGATGTAGATTATGTGTTTCACATTGCAGCAGAAGCACGTATACAACCCGCTGTTGAAAATCCACTTAATGCAGTTAGAATCAATGCTCTAGGTACAGCAACTGTTCTTCAGTGTGCTCGTGAAGCAGGTGTCAAAAAAGTAATGTATTCTTCTACATCTTCTGCATATGGTCTTGCCAATGAATCACCTAATGTAGAAACACAACCTAATGACTGTTTGAATCCATACTCAGTCTCTAAAGTTGCAGGAGAAAATCTATGTAAGATGTATACTGAACTTTTTGATCTTCCTACCGTCATCTTCAGATACTTTAATGTATATGGTGAGAGACAACCATTAAGAGGACAATATGTACCAGTGGTTGGTATATTTTTAAGACAACTTGCAGCAGGTGAACCACTTACTATTTGTGGTGATGGAGAACAACGTAGGGACTTTGTACATGTCAGTGATGTTTGTAATGCAAATATAATGGCAGCAATATCAAATCCTGATGAGGATGCTTATGGTCAGATATATAATATTGGTTGTGGTGTAAACTATTCAATCAATCAGATTGCTAATATGATTTCTGATAATCAGGTTAATGTTCCAGGTCGACCTGGTGAGTGTAGAGTTACTCAAGCAAATACTGATAAGGTAAGAAAAACCTTTGGTTGGAAACCACAAGTAGATCTTGAAGAATGGATTGCTGCTAATGTTTTTTGAAAAATTGAGTTTGGTTACGGGTGGGTTTGATCCTATCCACAGTGGACATATAAGATATTTTGAGAGGGCAAAAGATCTTTCAAACTATCTCGTAGTTGGTTTGAATGGAGATCCTTGGTTAAAAAGAAAGAAAGGTCAATACTTTCAATGTTGGACTGAGAGAGCAGAGATTGTCAGGAATTTAAGTATGGTTGATGCTGTTGTATCTTGGGATGATGAAGATGATAGTGCCTGTGGTGCAATTGAAAAATGTTTAGATATTGCTGATACCGTTATCTTTTGTAATGGTGGTGATAGAGGTAAATTTAATACACCAGAAACTGATAAGTATGGTGGAAATCCACGAGTACAATTTGAATTTGGTATTGGTGGAGAAGAAAAAATGAATAGTAGTTCATGGATTCTTCATGATTATTTTGAGAGACAACGTAAGATACTAGGCATATAAGACCCCTCTAAATAACCATAGGTGACATGTGGATAGATGTCAAACTTGGTTATTAAAAAGAAGAACGAAGTATTTTTAGAGATACATGCCGAACCACACGTCTGTCATGAACTCTCAGATCATTTTACTTTTGAAGTTCCTGGCGCAAAGTTCATGCCTCAGTATAGAAGTAAGTACTGGGATGGAAAGATTAGATTATTTGATTCAAGAAAAAATCAGATTTACGTTGGGTTGCTTGATAAACTGGTAAGTTTCTGTAAGAATTATGAATACGAATATGAATTTTTAAATAACAAATACTATGGTACTCCCTTTGAAGTCAATGAGAATATCTCATATGAGGGTGTCAAGGATTACGTAACATCAATATCAAAGTATAAACCTAGAGACTATCAGATTGATGGCATATATGATGCCTTAAAACATAATCGTAAACTATTGATAGCTCCAACTGCTTCAGGAAAGTCGCTGATGATATACGGGATTGTGCGATATTACGTTGAAAAAAACCAAAATACTCTGATTGTTGTTCCAACGACTTCCCTTGTAGAACAAATGTATAAAGACTTTGCGGACTATGGATGGGATGTTGGTTCATATTGTCACAAGATATATGCAGGAAAAGAAAGAGAAACAGAGTCTCAGGTTATTATAACCACTTGGCAATCAATTTACAAGTTACCTCGTAAATATTTTGAAAGGTTTTCTGTAGTGATAGGTGATGAAGCACACCAATTTAAAAGTAAATCACTGATATCTATAATGACAAAACTTGGAAATGCCAAGTATCGTTATGGTTTTACAGGAACTCTTGATGGAACGCAAACACACAAGTGGGTATTAGAAGGATTATTTGGTCCTTCTTATAAAATTATTCGTACTGACGAATTGATGGAGAAAGGATATCTTGCCAACTTAGATATTAAAATTGTTCTACTCAAACATCCTCCTAGAAGATTTGAGAACTTTGAAGAAGAGACACAGTATATTATAAAGCATCAACAAAGAAACAACTTCATTAAAAACCTGACATTAGATCTAAAGGGTAATACTCTGGTTCTTTTCAATAGAGTGGAAGATCATGGTATGCCACTTTACGAACTAATAAATACTAGTGCACGTAATAAAAAAGTCTTCTTCATCTACGGCGGTGTAAATGTAGAAGATCGTGAGGAAGTAAGAGCAATTGCAGAGAAAGAAAACAATGCTATAATAGTTGCTTCTTATGGTACATTTTCAACTGGTATCAATATAAAAAACCTACACAATATAGTGTTTGCTTCTCCTAGTAAGTCTAGAATCAGAAACCTTCAATCAATCGGAAGGGTGCTAAGGAAAGGAGATAACAAAACCAAGGCAACACTTTATGATCTGGCAGACGACATCAGTTACAAATCAAGAAAAAATTATACACTCAATCACATGATTGAAAGAGTTAAGATCTACTCAGAAGAGAATTTTAACTATGATATAGTAAACGTTACTTTAAAAAATTAATGGATGACACTTATTACGCACTTATAAAACTAACGACTGGCGAGGAAATTATCTCTGAGATCTTCACGGATGATAATGAAGAAGACCCAATTATTGCACTAGGGTCTCCTGTGACAATTGAAATTACAGCAAGATCAAACCATAATGTTTTGAAATTTGAACCTTGGGTAAAGGTTTCATTTGAAGAAACACTCTTTATAAGACTAAGTAATGTCATCACTATGACTGAATTACCTGAAACAAATTATTATGTACAGTGCTACCAAGAATATGTCAGGGCGGGTTTTCAAGATATAACACAACAGAATGGAAAGGGTGTCAAACTCAATAGGACAATGGGTTCTCTTGGAACAGTAGATGATGCTAGAAAGATCCTAGAGAAATGTTTAAAACTTAAATTAGATACTTAATATATCCCTTTGAACCTCCACAAGGTTATTGTACATACATTAAGCACACTTGTCAAGCTTTGATTAAAGTGTTATAATAAATTCATGATAAAAGCAAATAATGCCCAAAGCTAGATCTGAACATTATGTAAACAATAAAGAACTTTTACATGCTCTAATTGTTTATAAAAACAAAGTAAAAGAAGCACAAGAGAACGAGCAACCGAAACCTCGTATCACTAACTATCTTGGT